CACAGATAAAACTTTTACCTGCTCCTGATTCTCCTGCAAATACTGACACTTTTCCTAGTGGAATACCACCATCAAATCTGCCACTTACAAGTTTGTTTAGTGTAAAGTTACCTGTTGAGATCCATGTATCAGGGTCTCTAAATCCAGTACTAAGTCCAGGCACACTCTTAGTAATGCTCTTGCGAAACTTCGCAATATCAAATGCTTTTGCCATTATTGTCTCCTAAAAAGAAAGTCTGGGGCGACTAAATGCCGCCCCGCCGGTTGTTAAGGATTTATGCTCTTGAGCGAATTGCTGCTAAGATGTCCTGTGCACTTGGCTTCTCGCCTTCAGTAACTGGAGTTGCTGTTGGAGTAGGTGCCGGTGTAGGTGCCGGAGCAGGAGTTGGTTCTTGCCAACCAGTATCTGTCACTGTTTCAGCAACAGGCGCTGGTGCTACTGGAGCAGGAGTTGGTGCCGCCACTGGTGCAGGTGCCGCTCCGCTATTGTTTGGTGCACTGTTTGATGTATCAAGTTGTACGCCTGCTGGACGATAAAAATTGCCCCAACGTACTGGATCATACAACTTACCATCAACACTTGCTTCAAACATTTCAGCAATTACTGCTAATTCTGCTTCGCTTGGTTGTTTAGGAAGATAATCATTTAAGTTATACAACCCATGTGTTTCGATAGCTGCACGTTCGTTACTATCTAAACTACGCTCTCTACGAGCCCAACCACTGGTTGAGTAATCTGCATATTGACCTTTAGTAGTTTTAGTAAGACGGAAGTCTGTACCACCTTCATAATCTGTAGGAAGTTCTTCAAAATCACTGCTCATAAGAGCACCTTTAATAATATTGAAGATACTTGGATTAATTACAAATCGACGGATTGGATTTTCTGGAGACTCTTCATCTAAAGAGTTTTCAGTTACAAAGCCTTGGAACACGTAACTACGCTTTTTCCAATACTTACGACCCATGTCTTCTAGTGCTGGGTCTTTAAACCACTGGCGTACCTCTGATAGTACTGGACAGCTTCCAACTGGTCCCCACATTTCATTACATGGAACATTTACGACACACCGACGACTGTCTGGTTGTCCTTCAATTCCTTGAAATTCCATGCGAATCATTTGACGTTCACGCCAAAAGAAAGTGTTTCCTGAATCTCCATCTGGAAGGAAACGAATTACACTTGTTGAATTTTCTGGGATATTCCAAAACGGATAGATTGCATTGTCACCTCCGCCGCTTTGTTTACCAGGACCACTGTTGTCCTGAGCCTGTAGTTTTGCTTTAATTTCTGCCAATGTTGCCATAGTTATTCTCCTTGTTTGCCTATGTGTGTTGCATTAAATGCAACTATTGCCTAAGTTTGCCTAAATGACAATGTACTTATTGTCACTAATATATAATACATGCGTTAGTTTGTCAACTAAAAAGTTTATTAATATCAAAACTTTCGAGTACAGTATTGATATCCTTTTCCCATTGATTATTTTCTGCATGTACTGGTGTCTCATTGTGTGTTGGTCGTAACTTAGGCATCAGCGATGCAAGTGCTTTTGCTGATTTACCCAGTATAGCATCGTCGTTGATGCTGTCAACCAATTTACTTGCTTCTGCAAGACAATTTGACATTGTGCTTTCGCTCTCATCAAGAACGTTAGCAATATACTCCATCACTGCACCTAGTTGTGCTCGTGCTGAAGAATTCTCAAATGTGTGGTTCATTGGATTTTCTGGATCACCGACAATATCAGTTCCTTCTTTAACCCAAACGGTTTTGCCACTATTTTCAACTACACTTACAAGTGTGTTGATTGTATCTGCTACTTTTGTATTATGCTCACGTACTGCTTGCATTTCTCTTACAAGTGACTGAACATAAGGTAGTGCGCCTTCTACATTTTCATCAAAGTGATGTACTGTAAATGCTGTTTTGATATCGTCTAGTCCATTTTCGTCCAATTGCTCATCTTTGGCTTCAAAATCTTCTATCATAGCTGAATAGGTTCTTGCACCCTTCATACGATTTAGTGTTTCACGTATACTGTTAATGCGTCCAATAACTGCTTCTACAATATCTGCGGTATCTTCGTTAACAAGTCCATTCTTTTCACTATAACGTCTAAACTCTTTAAGTTTCTTTAATTCTGAACATTGTTCTGCAATATGCTTGCCGAAGTCATCATGTGGATTACCGCCTGCTTGTACGTGACGTAACATAGCTCTACCACCAGCAAGGTTGTTACTAGGAAATCTGTAACGCTCGCCTTCAGCATTTTCAATATAAATGGCTTGAATGTTTCTACTACGTGATCCACGTTGTTCTTCATTTACTGCTTTGTTATGTTTAATAACAAGTCTTGCGTTTTCTAATTTTTGGTAGCTACTTTTGCTGCTTCCGTATGCGGCGCCAATGCCTTCATTTACTTTATCTTGTTGTTTCATGTCTTTTACCTTTTGAGCTTGGTAGTCGAAATCTTTTGGTTCAATTGTCCTAGCATAATTTTTTAATGTATATTCAATAATACTGCGGTTAGCTAATTTTTTAATTTGTCCTAATGTCTCTTTTATTGACTGATGATCTACATTCGATCCTAAACTAACTTTTATATTACGAGTATTATCTGTTTCATCTAAACTAATCATAGTTCCATTGTCTATAATATAGAACCGTCTTGCCTCTGAAGGATCAACTGTATCAGCACCTTCGTCAGTATATAATTTTAAACTGTGGCCGTTGCCTTTGAGTATCTTAAACATCTTTTCTGCAACTAATTCTGAACTCAACATATCTCTTGTATCTCTCTATTATATAGTATTTATGCCAAGAATACGAAAGGCATAGGTGCAAGATCTTCTTCATCACTAAAACTATCTTTAAGTTCGTTATATGTGGTTTCATCATACTGTGCTACCTGTTGTGCAACTCTAACAACTAGCAATGCCGCCATTACTAAGTCATCAGTTTCACCTTCTTTAGCTGAATAGCTTGCACCACGAGCAATAAATGTTTTAGTTTCACGTAACAATGTGTTACTTGCAATCTCCATTTTATCGCTTTCGATCCAATTTTTAAATTTACTACATGCTGCTAATTTACTTTTATTTGTAGTTGTAAATCCACGCCTGTAGGATCTAGAACTACCAGCTTTTCTTGATTCAGTTATAAATGTACCAGCTATATTTTCCTCGCCCATTTCACTAATTACTACTAATGCTGCTTCACCAAGAGTATTGTTTTCTACGCTCCAATATATTTCACTATCTGGTGCTGTAGACTCTATCTCACTTAACATACCACGTAGTATACGTATTTGTTCCTGTACTGGTGTTTTATTATGCATCCACTCAGCAACTTGTCGCATACCTGGCAACTCATATATTTGTATTGCGGCATTATCGCCACCAGTACCTAAACTTGGATCAAGGCCTGCAATATATGTTTTACCATTTTGTACTGGTTTGTACCAACGTACTTGTCCAGATTTTTTATAGACGTCTTTGTGTTCCATTAATGTTAATTTTAAACTATCAATTAAAGTTTCATCAAAAGCAATAAACTCATTTAAGTGTTCTCGACGGAAACGTTCTTCTCCGATCTTACCTTGTTCTTCATCTGCCCATTCTTGGTTTCTGTCAGGGTGCGCTGTCCAATCAGCACTGTATGCTTTGAATCCATTTTTACCGACTTGTTTTTCAAATCCATAATCGTCGATAGTCCTGTTTGCTTCTCTCCAAATTTGAGCAAACTGATCATCGTCTTGGTTTGGTGTACTTGTAATAATACATTTACCACCTGTACTAAGTGTAGGACTTAGTGATGTCCAAAACTCACGAGCAATAGTGGGTCTCACAAATGCAAATTCGTCTAAGTATGCTAGTGAGATAGATAAACCACGTCCAGTATTTTCGGTAGTGGCTTGTGCTACAATACGGCTACCATTATCAAATTCTAAACTACCTTTATTATATGCTGTAACACCAGCACGTATAAAGTTTGGCAGTAATTCATATGCAAAACGTATACGTTGCATAATCTCTTGTGCACCACTATACTTGTGAGCCGCAATTAGAATAGTTTGGTCAGGCATAAACATTGCATACCATAATAGATATGCAGCCGCCGCTGTTGACTTACCCATTTGTCTACTAATAAGTGCAATACTATATTTGTGATTATGGTAAGCGTCTAACAATCCTTTTTGAAAGTCAAACAAGTCAAACTTCATACGCCCTTTAGTAGGGTGTTGAATCCAACAATATTTTACAATAAAATACTGCGGATCCATAGTACACTTAGCAAGCTCTTGTAGTTGCTCATCTGTATACTTTTCTTTTTGGTATGGGGTTTTGGTTAGTTTTGTATCTACTGACATACTATTACTTATGTTGTGTTAAAAAAGGGGAAGCAACAAATTGTTTTGTTAGCTTCCCCAAATGTAAACCTTAAGCCTGTAATTAAGGGTTATATATTACATACCTGCAAGTTTGCGCAAGTAATCTAATTCTTCGTTTGCTTCACCAAATCCACTATCACGGCCAATACGCATCTCTAAGTCACGAGCTACTTGATCTCTAACATCAGTGTCTGATGCTTCTCCAAAATCAGGTTGATCGTCTGACAAATTCATTAAGTCGTTCATAGCTGCATCAATAGCACGTTCTGGGCTATCAAATTCACCACGCTCATGTCTTTTAACAATATCGTCTACAATCTCTGCAACTTCAGCATTACCTTCGTCACTAAACATACCGTATTCACGGTTACTATCATACTCACCACGTGATGGGTTATAATCTGGTGCGCCCATGCCTGTTTCTTCGACACTTTCAGGTCTCATACCTAACGGCTGTGGTCGTGTTTTGGAATTTATCGGCTGTGGTCTGCTTTTAAATTTAGGCTCTGGGATTGTACGGTTATCACCCGGGCGTTTACCATAGTTAAACGGATGATCTGGGTTTAGTCTGCCGTCAGGTAATCGCTCTGGAATATCTCGATATGGTATTGATCCTTCCGCTTCGTCAACTGATTCTTCCATAGTAGCTTCAGTATGTGCTTCACGCATTTCGCCCATTAGCTTTTCAAAAGCAGATCTTACATCTCCTAAATCACAATCGTCGCCACATGCATCTTCTAGTTTTCCGCCTTCACGAAATACACTACTAAGTTCTTTTAACTTATCCATTGCACCATTAAATGTGTTATCTATTTTTGAATGTGCCATTGTTATAGTCCTGCCAACTGTCTTAATACGTCGATATCGTCATCTAGTTTATGTGCAGTGTCTTTTTTCATTGTAGTTTTGTGTGTTTTACCACCAAACTCAAAACTGTCTTTACCTGCACGAGCCGCCGCAGCCGCCGCTTGGTTAAATGCATTTTCTTCAATATCTGCTTCATCAATTGTGTCTTCATTCATCCAACTAATAACGCTCATATCTTGCATAGCATCACGTAGTTGCTCTTCGATATCTGCATCATCCCAATACAAGTCATCTTCTGGACCTGGCATAGGACCAGTAACGTCTAGTTTGCCGTCTTTGAGTGTAACTTCAACTTCTTGACTAACTTCACCACCATCACGGTCTGTAAAGAACATTTCCATGTATCCTACTTTGCCTTGGTCTTCTGATATAGATGGTGTACCTGATAGTGTTCTAAGTCTATCTAGATCGCTATGCTCGTCTGTTTTTTCTTTATCGTCGTCATCTTTTTCCCATGGTGCTTTTTTAAGAGAAACTTTTTTCTTTTTCTCACCACGTGGTGTTTCATCTGCGTCATAACGTGCACGATCTTCTGCACCTTCTTCGACAGCAGATTCATTTGCTTTCGCTCTTTCTTCAGCGGCACACTCATCACATGTATCAATGTCACCGTCGGTTTCGTCTTTCATGTATTCACAATCAGCACAACCTTCAGTCGCCTCATTGTACTTTTTCTTTTTGCCGTAACTGCCTTCTGCTTTAAAAGACGCATATGCTTCACTTACACTGTCTACAGTATGATCTGGATATACTTCCTCGTCTACAGTTACATGGTCGCCTCTTGCTTTTAAATAACGGCGTAAACTTGTGTCTACGTCACTACCCATTGATTGCATCGGATCGTCCATTACTTGTTCGTCCGGCGCAGTTGTTGCAAGTTCAAATTTGCCACCATCTGCTTCTTCTACTTCAGGAGTTGCATCAATTCTGTTAAGAAGCTCTGGGTTTACGATGCCTGCTAGTTTTACTAAATCTCTTAAATCCATTTTTTTATACCTTATATTCTTTTGCTAGTTCTGATTTAGGTAAGTTCTTAACAAAATTGGCAACAAATTCATTACCAAAATTATCTTTATGGTCCACTTTTTCTGCTTCACTGTAATCAGCATCTGCTAATACACTTTTGCCGTCCTCATCAGTAGTCTCTTCTTCAATCATTTCTTCTTCGTCAATAAACTCGCCCTCATTATATACTCTAAGAGCACCAATCGGTACACCAGTTGCAGCAGCAATTTCTTCTTGCATTACGTTTGGTGTACATGGTAAGTGTGTTGAAATTTCCATAGTAGACACTGCACTTGGTCCAATATCACCAAAACCTGCAGGACTCTTTTGAATAATACTTGTTTTTGGTGCCGTAACTTTATCCACGTTGTAACGTGCTAAGTGTTGCTCCAATTTATCCAATTGCTCACTTGTCATATTGGCTACTGTACGTAACCTAAAGTTATATGTCTTTTCAGATTCCGTTAAATACTGTTGTAAACTTTTCATCTTACTATTCCTATCTTACATTTATTTATCACTATTATTGTTTTCTTTAACTTTCGCCATGATATCATTGATCAAACTTGAACGATCAAACTCTTCTGCGGCGCCTTCAATTGGTTCACCATCAACAGGGGTATCATTCATTTTGGCAAGTTGCATTTCAACTTTTCGTTCCTCAAGATCCAATTTACGTTTACGCATTTGCATCTCAATCATCTTTAATTTTTTATCCATCTTTGCTGTTTTAGCTGTAATGGCATTTGTCATCATTTTACTTGCACTATCAAACACTGGAGCGGCATGTCTATCTTCTACGTTTTGTCCGAGATCCATAAGATCCTTAAACGCATCTATTGCCTGCTGTGCATAATCATCCATATCTTTGTCTAACGTTTCTAAATCACGTACTGCTGGAAGTGCTTGGTCAATTTTATCCGCAGTTGCCATTGTTTCTTGTAGTTTTTCTATATCAAAGCCAATTTCTTCTTCAGTTGTATGTTCTGGCGCACTTGTACTTGACATATTAAACACTTCTTCAATTTTTTTGCTCATTTTTTTCGCCTTTTTATTTTCTTTGGATTATTAAACAGTTCGTTTTCAGTTAATACACGAAATCCAACACCTTGTCTTTGTGCAAATAACTTTGCCGCTTGCCACTTTGCTTCATTTACGACAGCGGCAGCTTTTTGTGCTGGACTTCTGGCATTGCCAAGTATTTGTCCAGCAGGTTTAATTTCTATAAACTCAGCATGTCGTTTTTTATCTACATCTTCGTATACAATAAAAAAGTCTGGTACATACATTGTTTGTTTATTTTTAACAGGGTTAAAATAAGGTATTCTATGTGATTCACTTGCCCATGCAACTACACTTGGATGTGTATCACAAAAACGCATGAACTTTAATTCCCATCCACTGCGATATCTCGGAGAGTGTTTACCAATATATCTAGATAGGTTTTTAGGTGTAAATATACCTTGTTGAAACTTTGATGCCATTATATACGTATTTATATCAATTACAAGTTTCTAAATTCAACGTGCTCTGGTTGAATCTGTACAGTCCATGTAATTGGTGAACTGTCTGCATATGCTAAATTATCGTGTGTTACGTTAGTAATCATACAATTAACCATTTCACATACCCTTCCAGTTACCGCACCAGCGTCTCGAGTGTCAAGTGTTCCAACAGAAATTGTATTAAAGAAAAAACGTCCTGCAGATTCGACTGCATTAAGTCCGCTTGGTGTTTGAATGTTTTCTGTAGAAGCATTTGATGCAAATGGTATGTCGAGCTTACTCAGCCCTTGTGAGTAATAATAATTGGCATAATCAGTAAGTAAATTTTGAAATTGACTATCAACAGTATCGTAAAAAACAATCGTTGCTGGCGCAATTTCTTGTCTCGTTGTTATAAATCTTTGATGATTGTATTGATTCAGTCGTGTCACATTATATTGATAACTAGGCAGGTCTACACTTGCCACTCTATCAAATATGAATGATTTACCGTAATTCGCATCAGATAGTGTGGCGGCAGAGTCAATTACCATATTAACGGAAAAGTTAAATTTCTGTCTTGGTTTCTTGAACATTATGGCGTCATCAACACCATAACTCTCTGCCGCTGCATTATACGGGCCAGTAGTAGAAGTTAATCCCATTAGTTATTATCCGGTTGCATTAACTGCTGTATTATCTACAGTTGCACCAGTTAGTGTTGCATTGCCACTAGCATCAAATACTTCTGCATTGTCATATTGAATTTGCACTGTAATTTGTACTTGATCACTTGTTGCATATGCCATGTCACCATACTGAATATTTGTAATGTAACATCCACTTAGTTCAAATGTATCTAATACGCCTGGAGCCGGGTTACCGCCATCAAGTGTTTCTAATCTTGTTGTAAATTTATAACCTGCGCCGGCTCTTACTGAACTTTGATTAGCATGATCAACTTGTCTATTAAGTTGTGCATTTAATTCTCTTATTGTAACTCCATCAATGTCGTCACGTAATACTATGCTTACAGGTTCCCATGTATGTTTACCTGCCAAATAAATTCTACTATTGTATGCGTCAACTGGAATTTGTTCGTGTGTTAATCCAGGTCTACTTGTACTAATAACGTTTCGAGTTGGTGTTGCACTAAAGACGTCACCTTCAAAAGTAACTCTAAAACGGTATTGTAATTTTGGCATAATAGTAGTGGTATTCCCTGCATTATCTGGAACACCAAGTGTTGTTAAAACTGCCATGTTAGTCTCCTCTATACTAGCTAATACTATTTATAAGAAATCAGTGAAAAAAAATGGACGCACTTGGCGCCCATTAAGTTTGTAGTTATTTTAGTTTTTTTATACGTTAGATAGTGTACCAGTATTAACAATACGGATTGGAATGTAAATAAATTCTACTGACTTAGTTGGCTCAATTGCTACATCAATATAAAGTTCATTACGATCAATACGTGCTGGTGTGTTATTACTTGTATCACAAACAACTGCAAAATCTGTTACGCCTCTACGACTTAAAATGTCTGCAAGGAAGCGTTCAAATACTTGTTTTGCTCTTGCTCTAGTTTGTGCATCATTTTGTTCAAACAAGAATGGTCTAGCAATATTGTCAAAACGCTCTCTCAAGTAAGCAACTAAACGTGCTACGTTAATACGGTCAAGTGCAGTAGTTGTACTTGCTAGTGTTTTTTGTCCATATATAACTGTGCCCTGTCCAGTAAATGTTGTAATTGGGTTTAGCTTGGCTGTATACATAGTGTCACGCTGGCCCTGTGTTAGTGTAATTGCTTTAAATTCACCTTCACTAGTAATAAAACCAACTGCACTTGCGTTTTGTACAACACCACGTGTTAATCCTGCTGGTGCAAACCATGGGAAACTAATGTTGTCATTATATGCAAATGTATAAAGTGCCATATGACTTGGTGGAACAATTACTGTTTTACCTGCAACTGGCTCAGTTGAGCTACCTGCTGGATAGTATGCAGCACTATATGTGTTATTTGTTACTAGTCCATCTTCACCATTTTCTGTAGCTACTGCGGTATTTTTAACCCAAGCAAGTGCTTCAGTTGCATTTTTACGCATTGGTGTATCAATAATGATAAAACCAGTTTCGCCACGATCACTGTTTAGTGTTACTAGTTCGTCGGTTAGTTCAGGATAATTAGGTGCCGCTAGTAGACTATATGTGTACTGATCTTCACGTAAATCTGCACCTGCTACTACTGCTTGCATGCCAGCCGCTATAACTTTACGTTGTGCATGTCTACCAAAAGCGCCACTACCATCTGAATGATTAGCCGCTGCATTTCTCCATGCTGTGCCGTTCCAACTACGTACTGTATTTCTACTTTGTGCCATATTAACTACAAGCATTCCATCTGGATAAATTGTCGCATCTGGAGCACCTGCAATCGCAGCACCGCCGCCTTTAGTGTCGTCAATGTCAGCAAACAATACACCGTTTGCGCTTGTTTGGTCACTATTTGAATGTTTAACCCAAGCAGAACCATTATGCTGATAAATTTTAGGATAGTCACGGGCATTAGCACCGCTTGCT